CAGAAGCGTCGTGATGTCCGTCGTAAACTCAAGCGTGCGATTCAGCACGCCCAGCTCATCTGCCCCAATTTTGAGGATACCATCGAGTGTCGTCAGGCGTGGGACGAAGTGACCGACTATGAAAAGGTGCTGAACAAACAGAATCCTATTGACAAAACATGCCTGTCAGAACGCGCCAAGCGCGACTACGATTCGTAAAAAATATTTCTAATAAATATGAGTCTAAGTGAGAATCAGCGCAAAGCAATTCGTAATTGGTTTAGGTTGAAAAATACACAATCTCTTCATCGCAACCAAACGACGAACAACAATATAAACAAAGGAATAAACTGGATTTTGACGCAGCCAAATGGATACAGGAAACTTCAAACACTGCCAAACAATTTTTTTCCACTCATGCTTATAGCGGTGGGTAACCCAAGATCCAGACGTATTGGTAAAGAACAAGCGAAAAAAAAACATACAAACACACTAGAGGCGGCGCATGCTCTTTTAGCCTTACAAATTCCGAGAAACAATAGTTTACAAGCTGCACTTTCAGTTTTAGGAAGAAAAAAATGAGTTGTGAAACCACCCGTAAAGACAAAACACACTATAGATAAAAAGCAGCAAGAATGACCGAGCCTACACGTGTCGAACGCGCAGCAGCTCTTCTGACGGAGCTGTTTAGTATGCGTGGCCTTGTGCCTCGCGAAATGCAGTATGAATATGAGCGAGCGATGCAGACTCGCCTGCCGGTGAGTTTTTTCGCACCTGTTTACGAACCCCCGTGTACGTATACAATGCGCAACGGGCAGCCGTGTACACGTGTCGCCTGGTTCTACGAGCGGACGCTCTGTGGGCAGCACGCACGGAGCCGTGAGTTGCGCGAGCTGCGTGCAAACCAGCCGCCCAAGCCCAGGTGCACGCAGCTCACAGCGCGTGGCGAGACGTGCAAATTTGCTCGTATGCCAGGGTCAACCGCCTGCAAACGTCACGCGAAGCGTGATGGTCTTTTGCCTGAAATTCCAGCCGAGTGTTCCATCTGTTACGAAGAGATGACCGAGGAGAATCGCCTGCAGACGCCGTGCTTCCACCACTTTCACAAAGGCTGTGTCGAGCGCTGGATCACTTCTCGACGGGCGTCTGGCGAACGGCTGTCGTGCCCGATGTGTCGGGGCCCAATTCGTGCGCCGGCAGCACCCTGAACAATCCTGAAAAATCTCTTGGATACTGTACATCAAAATTCAGAAACAGACTCGAATCTGGTGTTAGACCCTTACCCCTGACTTCATAGTCACGTCGTGGATCAATCACTGCCGCCACGTCGTGTGTATGAAACGGAAAAGAACCCCCGAAATGAGGCACAGTAAATCCAAACCCGTTTACGGACTCTTCGAACGTAATCGTCTGTTTGTAGCGAAGGTTGTTTCCGTGGCGCTCAAAAAGTGGGTGTGGTCGAATCCGAAATGTAATCACCAAGTTTCCTGAGCGCTCCTTTGGCGTCCGAGCCTGTTCACCCAGACCCTCAATCACCTGAGAAGTTCCATCCTCAATACCCTTTCCGATGTTGAGATTCAGGGACACTTGTTGGGTCGTGTGCCTCTGATGATGACACTGTGGGCAACCTGTCGGGAGCATGCACGCACCCTGACACATACCACAAGGCCTCGAAAACATTTGGGCAATCATTCCAAACATTTGATTCATCTCCTGGATAACACCCTGTCCGTTGCACTGTGGACAGTTTCGCAGACATGTCTGACACGGTCGCTTCATGGTCACCTTGATTGTCTTGGTCGTTCCTGTGTACACTTCGTCAAGTGTGAGCTGAACCACGTGATGATGGTCTTCGCGCCCGCGACCACGTCTCTGAAACATCTGCTCGAAAATACCAGACAGATCCGGTCCTTGCGGCACGGGCTCGTCCGTGCCAAATTGGTCGTAGCGCGCCCGTTTCTCAGGGTCGCTAAGCGTCTCGTATGCCCGACTAATCGCTTTAAACTTTTCGGCGTCACCTCCACGATCAGGGTGGTTTTTGAGAGCAAGTTTTTTGTAAGCCTTTTTTATTTCATCCTGGTTAGCGTCTCTCGGAACTTCGAGCGTCTGGTAAAAGTCCATAGTTAAAAAACAAGTTTTTCTTTTAGGCATGATTATCGGTCTCGTGGGTCGGTCTCGTGTCGGAAAGGATACTGCGGCTGAGTTTTTGAGTTCACGGTACGCCGTAAAGCGTCTGGCGTATCCCGTGAAACGGGCATGCCAGGAGATGTACGGGTGGTCCGAAGCGCACGTAGAGTCTGCGCTCAAAGATGAGGTTGATCCACACTGGAACGTGACACCACGTGCAGCAATGGTTCACATGACGCACGCCATCCGTCAGTTTATGGGGACGGACTTTTTCACGCGTCGGTTTTTTGATTCATGGAATGGCCAGCCTGTGGTCATCCCTGATGTGAGGTATGAGAGTGACCTAGAGGAGATTCATCGCCGGGGTGGAATCTCAATCCGTATCGTGCGCAAAGGTGCATCGAATCACGTGTTTGAGGATATTGTCGATCTTCTTCAGACGACGTACACAATTGAGAATAACGGGACACTTGAGGAGTTTTACAAGAAGATTACGCATTGTACGGGGCTGGAGCCATCATGTGTGGAACATCCTGAAGCTTAGTTCCTTCTCCGTACATACCCTGTGTACTCACCTGACCACCATGCATCGCATAAGACTTGACAGGGAACAAGCGCATCAGGAACGTCACCAAAGCGACAAACACCACGGCGTGCAGAACCAAGCCACCCAGTTTGGCCGTACCTTCTGGGGTTGCGACCCATCCGCCTGCGACGGACCGAACGAGCTTGTACGTCTCGGGGTGGGCGACGACAATGAACGCGAGAGCAGGAAGAATCTTAAACTGCAAATCGGACATTTTTAATATACAGAGAATATAAAATGGACGTTGAGGATCCCAAGTGGCGTAAGTGGGTACCGGTTGCGGCTCTCGTTGTGTCGTGTATGTCTTTCTTGTTCGCCCTGACAGTTCTTTATCCGTGGCACATCGAGTTGTCCAAGGAGTTTCTGGCTCTATCGAAAAAAATAGGCGACTGTAAATAATGGATGATGAACCCAAGTGGCGCAAGTGGCTTCCGTTTGTCGCTCTTGGATTGTCCGTGACGATCCTAATGTTTCAGGTGTTTGTCCTGCACGGGTGGCACATCAAGTTGTCGAATCAAATGGCGTACGTGACCCGAAAAGTTTCCCAGCTGAAATAAATGAAGAACGCCCGTCAGATTGCCTTTGGGTTTGTCATCTTTTTTATCATTGATCGCATGTCGCGTCTTATAAGTGCAATTGTGGCTGACAAACAATCTCTTTCGGAACTCCAGACGGAGAAGATCCGGTGTTCAATTGAAATTGGCACACTTCTTGTTGCATTTTGGCTTCTAAAAGAGAAACGTGCCTTCTAGTCATGATGAATACCTACAAACAGGAGACGCTCGAGCTCTGTCGCGCCAAAGGGTGGGACAAGGCACCAGTCAGTACAGTCTGGCTGCTCTTCACAGAAGAGGTGGGCGAGCTCGCATCGGCGATTCGTCAGTACCAGAGAAACTTTCGAAAGACGGGCCTGAAAAAGGACCGGGGCACGGATGTCGTCACGGAGATGGGTGACGTGTTTTCATACCTCTTTCAGCTGGCATACATGCTCGGAGTTGATCTGGACGAGATGTGGGTACGCCACCGGGAAAAGGTGCAAACTAGAACCTACCTGGACAAAAATATCCACGTACACTAGAGATGACTGAAATTTTGGAGAATGATCAGCTGTCCATGAACAGAATAAATCCGTACACAGCCACGGGGACGTTTGGTGTCTCGTACAATGGTGGCTACAAGTCGACCGAGGCGCTCCCATGGATGATGCCGCGTGAGGAACCACCAGAAGAACCCGAAGAGGATAAAATCCAGGACCATTTTGATCCCCGTGTCACCTTTCGTTCTCCAGCCATGACCAACATGACTGGGAGCGTCGATCCAGCAACGTCCTTTATGTTCCCGGCGCGAAAGATTCAACGGGACGACGGCACGACCACGTGGTCCCGTGAGGTGTCCTGGGTGGACGGCCGCAACTACGTCAACTTTGGGACACAGAGACGTTCGGATCTCTTCCCGATTTTGCTGGTCCTGGTCCTACTTGTTATTGTCCTCGGGATACAAAAATATCTGAAACTTTAGGGGCTTGAATTTTTACAAGTTTTTTTCCGAGTAAATTCTTTTCCGCCTCTGAACGTTCATTGAGTTTTGGACAGGCGTGCACCTCGAGCTGAATACACCCGGTACAAAAATCCGCTCGGCACTCACGACATGTCAGGCAAATGCCCTTTTTCTGACACGCGTGGCATCTCATATTTTATCTCGTGAAATTATATGTTTAGAACACCATCTGGCATACGTATGTCTCCGGGAAAGAAACGCAATTTTAGAACAACAGCAAATACAGTTAAAGCGCGACTCGATCGGATCTCGGCGCATAAAAGAGAAATGGATAATCTCGGGCGCAAATCACATAAAGCATATCAGGATTGGTTAAAAATTGAAAGTGAATGGTACAAGTCACAACAGGTTTACAACCAACTTATTCGTCGTTTTACAACAACATGGACTGGACTTAAACTTAATCTGTTGGAAAACGAACATTTAACTCAGAATGAAATGAATACGTTTAAACAAATCGTTCGGAGTATAAAAGCTCACCAAACAGCATTGCGTACCGTGAGACGACTACCTCTTCCACCGAATATAGGTTATATGATAGCAAAACATGCTGCTCATTTAGCAGTTACTAATCCTCTGTAATTTTATGCCGGCTGAGAATATTTATTCGTATGTTGAGGAATGAGAAAGGTGGGATCGGGTTTGGCCGGGCACCATGCATGCACGAGAGCAGTACTCTTCACGCGATTCTGATTTACTATATTTTTTTGGATTTGTTGAACAACACCGTTTGTAGTACGTTGAAGAGCTGCCGAAATCTGGTCTTTGGACCACCCCTCTGCAATTTTTTCTTTCTTAAAAGCCTTTTCTTCCTCTGTATATCGTTTTCCCCAACGAACATTACCCTTTTCCATTTGTATCGACTTTTGGAGCTTTCGTGAAAAACCAAGAAGTTTACTCCTGAACTCGATACGTTCTTCGAGAGTAAGGTTCTGGTTGTAGTTATCGAGTTGACTAAGAATGTTCTCCATTGCTGCTTTTTATGTATAATACTGGGCACCTTTACGGGTGGATCTATAACTAATTTTCTTCCTGAATTTCACACACGTACTCCTCCTTCTCCTCTTGAATCTCACAAAGTCCGGTGAGACGCTTCTCGAGCACGCGATCCCAAAACGCCCTGGCACGCGGCAGAATCCGTCGGAACCACTCCCGATCTCGATCAACGGTCGTCACGACAAACTCCTCCGGTGGTCCAGGACGGTACTGAATGAAATCGCACACCTCGAGATCGAGCACCTCGAGCAGAAGCTGAATCTGAGGCAGGTAGTATTTTGGTACGGCTGGTGTAATTTTACGCGTCAGAGGACACTTAATCTCAATGAGCCGTCCGGACTCGGTGACGCCGTCAGGGGATCCTCCGAGCCAGGGGTGGGTTGGGTGCTGCACGAGGCCGATTTCGTGCGACACCTGGCCATGTCGCTGGTCGTACAGGTTACGCGCAATTGGTTCGAGCAGGGTTCCGTGGGCCGTCGCGGCGTTGCCCTTCCAGGTGCTAAATCCACACTTTTTGATAAGGAGATCATCGGGTGTCTCGTATGGATTGTCTCCAAGGGCGGTTGCGAGGTCGCTCGCAGTCAGCATCGTTCCTCGGAGTGCGTACCATCCATCTGTGCGTTGATCGTCATAGGTTTGAGCGAGAAGTTCAGCCACCCTCTGATGCATACATGTTTAGGTCCGGATATGTTTATCCAAAGTTTGGTTTGCGTACAATTTTTATTGGCGCCGTTTTTGACTTGCGTA